ACGGCAAAAGCTCAAGGGTCTCGCCTGTTAACCAATGCAGACATCAGGCACGAGATTGAGCGGAAGAACACAGAGATCAACAATTCTCTCGACGTTTCGGTTGAAAGGGTAAAGCTAGAACTCGCCCGCGTGGCCTATTTCGACATCTCCAAATGCTTAAACGAGGATGGTTCGGCCAAGCCAATCACTGAACTTGACGAAGACACCCGCAGAGCAATCGCAGGATTCGAGATGGCTGAATTGATTGAGGGTAGCGGCGAAGAACGCAATCGGGTGGGCTATATCAAGAAATTCAAGATGGCAGATAAACTCGATGCCCTGCAGCAGCTCGGGCGACACCTGAAGATGTTTACGGACAGGGTGGAACTGGATGCGAGCGGCGAGTTGATGGCACGATTACTTGCCGGCCGCCAGAGAGTGGCAAAGCGTAATCAGGAACGCAGTGCTGAGTGAAGCGCTATCCGCAGAAGTGCAGCTTGCGGAAGATGTTAGCCAGTATTACGACGACCCGCTAGGTTTTGTACTGTTCGCCTATCCTTGGGGAGTACCTGGAACAGTTTTAGAGCACGAAACCGGCCCGGATGACAATCAATGCGAATTTCTTAGATCGTTAGGGGAAGAAGTCAGGAAGCGCGGCTTTGACGGCAAATCGCCGGTTATGCCGATCCTGATGAACGAAACCAGCGGTCACGGCACTGGGAAGTCGGCAAAGGGCGGATGGCTTACGGATTGGCTGCTGAGTACTCGGCCTCATAGCATTGGGACAGTCACCGCCGGCACATTTTCACAACTCGAAGAGAAGACTTGGGCGGCGATTCGCCGAAATCAGCATTTCCCTTGAAGTATTGGACGAAGCTTTGCATCACGGCGCATTGGTTCGATATTCAATCCAGCGGCATCTATCACAAGAATTACCCAGATAGCTGGAAAGTAACGCCGCAGACATGCAGGAAAGAGAATGCGCAGAGTTTTGCCGGCCAACATGCGCGCACATCGACATCATGGTATCTGTTCGATGAAGCCTCTGAAGTGCCAGACAAGATATGGGAGACGGCATATGGCGGGCTGACGGATGGCGAGCCAATGTTCTTTGCCTGGGGGCAGCCAGTAAGAAATACTGGCGAGTTCTATCAGGTTTGTTTTGGCGACAAGAAGGTTCGATGGAATGGGCGCCGCACTGACAGCCGTACCAGCAAATTCACAAATCAGGCGCTTATCCTGCAGTGGATTGCTGATTACGGGATAGAGAGCGATTTCTGCAAGGTTAGAATTCTGGGGCTGCCACCCTCGGCTAGCGAACTGCAGTACATCGACAAGGGCCGGATTGAGGAAGCCCGGAGGCGGAAACAGGAAGCAGTTGCAACCGATCCGCTGATTGCGGGATTTGACGTTTCAGGCGGCGGTAGAGCGTGGAATGTGATTCGCTTCCGGCGCGGTCTGAACATGGACGCGCTGCCACCG